ATTAAGATTATTGATGGAAAGGATAAGGAACGGGGTGTTGATGCTATACCTAGCATTCTCACAGATGCCCTTGCTGTCGGTTTCGATAACCGTGTTGGTCATGATTATTTGGCTGATGCAGAATCTAGATTTGAATATTATCACACTATAGAAGAGAAGATTCCATTTGACCTAGACTTCTTCAATCGTATCACTAAAGGTGGATTACCACCCAAGACTTTGAATATTGCTCTTGCGGGTACTGGTGTAGGTAAATCTCTGTTCATGTGTCACATGGCAGCAAACTGTTTAAGTCAGGGTAAAAGTGTCCTGTACATCACTCTGGAGATGGCTGAGGAGCGTATTGCTGAACGTATCGATGCAAACCTCATGAATATCTCTATAGATGATTTGCATGAGTTACCCAAGCAGATGTATGATACTAAGATGGATGCCATTATCAAGAATACCACTGGAACGTTGGTTATCAAAGAGTATCCTACTGCCTCTGCACATAGTAATCACTTCAGAGGATTAATCAAGGAACTTGCAATAAAGAAGTCATTCAAACCTGATATCATCTTCATTGATTATCTGAACATATGTGCTTCAGCACGATTTAAGGCAAATGGTAACGTTAACTCATACATGTATATCAAGGCGATTGCTGAAGAACTTAGGGGACTTGCTGTTGAAACAAATGTCCCTATTATGTCTGCAACACAAACAACCAGATCAGGATTTGGTAATAGTGATGTGGGTCTGGAAGATACAAGTGAATCTTTCGGTCTGCCTGCTACAGCTGACCTCATGTTTGCGCTCATATCTAACGAGGAACTTGATGCAGTAAACCAGATTGCAGTTAAACAGTTAAAGAATCGTTACAATGACCCTACAACCAATAAACGATTTGTAGTTGGTATAGATCGTGCCAAGATGAGACTGTTTGATGTTGGTGAAGAGGAACAGAAGGGCCTTGCAGATAGTAATCAGAAGGTAGACAAAGGACATTTCGCTGCACCTGTATTTGATAAGACTGAGTTTGGAGAAGGTTGGAAAGTCTAATGGAAACCTGTAAATATTGCACTAGAGAGATTGTTGATTCAGTTCCAGAAGAGTCTGGGACAGGAAAATGTGGTGGTATGGGATGTGGTCATAGAGAAGTGCATGGACTACATAACGATGATTGCCGTCAAGTTATATTAAAAGGAGATATATAATGGATAAAAGAGAATTAGACGATTTGTATAACAAGTCGTTTGCTATGAACGTACAACTATCAAGTGAATACTCAGTAGTAGCAGTAGCAAGTGTATTGCTAGGACAAGCGATGCGTATGTATAAAACAATACTAAGCGAAGAGGACTTTAACAGGATGGTGGATACTATTAACGAAACATCACATGAAGTTAAACCCTATGACGAATTTTCGCTAGATACAGATTCAACTATGCACTAGGAACATATAATGCGTATGAAAAAGTTTATCTACAAGTTACGGCTTTTCTTTTCTATGTTTAGGAAGAAGAAAAAACATAAGGATGTAAAATTTATCTACCCACATTGGTGAGTTATTTAAATGGGTTTATTTTTTTAAGACTATCAGCAACATCTTTTTCATACCTGTCAGACTTTGAACTTTCATTCAATAGTGATTGAATCTTATCGACATGATTGACATAAGATTCGTTTCTTGGACTAACCTGTTTAACGTATTTCTGTAATGTCATATTACTTATCCCAACTTTTGATTGCAGTGAAGTTATTAAAGGAGAATTCCATGCGGTCAACCAATTTGACTGCACCACCACTTACTCTGTCTATCGCCACATAACCCTCTGGATTAGTAGCCTTAAAACCATTGGCGGTCTTGATGAATGTACCAATAGACTTGACTTTATCTAACTTATTCACAATCATCTGTTTTGCATCAACCAACAAATTCTGAAACTTTATAATATTCTCTAGATTACGAGAATGCTTTTGAACTTCACGAATATACTCTTTCTGAATATTCTTATATTTCTCTTTGCCCTTATCAGACTTCACCTTGTCAATCTGTTTCTGTATCGAGTCATATACCCATGCCTCATATCCCTTTGCATGTACCATTGGATTAGTAATTCTCTGGCCCGCTCTAACCTTACTATTATTGTAGGTCTTCAACGATGCACCAGCCAGAGTACCAGACATGGAATCCTGTAATTTGAGGAACTGCTTTAAACCATTTGCATTAATCTTCTGAAAAGTTGTACCTGTCTTAGACAATACAGCTGTGATGGATTCTGTCTCTGATGCAGTAAAAGTACTGGTTCCACTCGTATCCTTATAAGTTGCATCATCCATCCACACACTATTAGGTTTGCTCAATCCACTGATATTTGCGCCAAATGATGCCTTCATGTCCTGTAGAGCGCTGCCAGTGTACGTTGTATGCCAAACGATACCAATACTCGCAGCCTTAATCTTTTTACCAAAATCACTATCCACAGGGACAGCATAGACAATTGTATTCGGTTGGAATGTATAATATTTAACACCATCAATCGTAGTATTATCCACATCATCCGTAAACATCAAGTCGCCTTGTAATACGCCCTTGATACCAAGCTTACTCAATTCCTTCAATGCAACCTTAAACTTGCTATTCAACGTACCACTTAGATCAGCATCAATCTCTGCATTACTTTTATACAGTTTAGGACTTACATTGAACACACTCTTTTTTGCAACAAAGAACTTCTTGTCACTAGGGTCTATACCAGCAAAGATTGCTGGTGCGCCATCCCATTTGACAGTCATATTGACAGAAGAACGAGATGAACCAGCCATCATATCACGAAGAGAACGTAGGAAGTTAATAGCAGCTCTACCACCATCTACACCATAGTTGAGGATTTCATCCTCAAGATGCTCAAGGTGAAGGTTCTTGCCTCCCTTGTCTTCATTCATCATTTGTTTAAATTTTATCATATTTATATTATACTCCATGTATCACTAGTTGGCAAGCATATTCGTAACTATTTAGTGGTATTGTGTATGTGACAGGGTACTTGCCATTCTATTAGCCATGTAGTATATTAGGTATATATATTATGGATACTATGCAATAGGGGAGAGAAGTTGATGGTTTTTAATCCAAACAGTATAAACAATGAAGAAGATGGTGGAGGTGAAAACCAAGACTACTCATATAACGATCTTAGTGAAGAATCATTCGATGGCATAGATTTTGACCGTTGTGATTTCACTGGAGCTAATCTACAAGGTACTACATTCAAAAACTGTTATATGCGGGGAAGTGTATTCGTTGATGCAGACCTAAGACAATGCTCGTTTGAAAATGTCAATCTACGAGAGTCAAGAATAGTTAATGTTCGGGGTAAATTAAGTAAATGGATAGACTGTAACTTGTCACGGGCAGATTTTAGTGGTTCTGATCTACAGTATGCTAATTTTACGAATAGTGACCTAAGAATGGCAAACTTTCGTAATGCACGTTGCGACAGTGCAGATTTTACTAATGCTTGGATCAAGGGTATCGGTACAAGGGGTGCAAAGTTAACTAAAGCAAAGATTCATGAGTGGCTTGGTAGCCATGTACATCAGTATCGTGTACTACCACCAGAGACTAAATGCTATGCATATAAATTAACTAACTCAGGTGGATATGGTCCATACCATCCAAAAATCAAATATTACGTTGGCCAAGTTGCTGACGCAAGTATACAAGACAATCGCACTATTGCTGTTAATCCAGTAGGTCATGGTGATGAAACAAATACAGGTATTGCCATTGCTCCCCTTGATTGGGTACTCAAGGAATGGTTACTAAACGGCGCAGACCCTAACTGGAAACTGTTTCGTGTTGAATTTGAAGCAAAGGATGTGATAAAGGGTGAAGGTAATGCTAAGTTCAACGTCACAAAAATGAAAGTCCTAGAAGAAGTAAGCCTAACACCATACTATGAAGAACTAAAGGATTGATCTATATAATGGATGGAAATGGATGAAGAAACGGATACACATCAATATGCACGTTATAAGAAAGAACAATAAAACAGGAGAACGCAACCCTGTTATAACATGCAAAACATCAAAGAGCAATACCTATGGCCATAAGGTAAGGATACATGGAGAGAGTGAAGTGATATACTCGCCAGATAAACCTTTATCATGTGGTGCAAGAGTATGGGTAGAGACAAATGCATCAGTAACAGTAGACGATATGCTCATAGAATAGAGGCTATGACCCAATTCCGATATTTAAAGATTATCGGAATCAGCACATAATGAATAGAGAAGAGAAATGATTGATAAAGAACAAGTAATAGAAAATCTAAGGGAAGTATTTGATCCAGAGATCAGTATTAACATATACGATTTAGGTCTAATATATGATATAGAGATAGATCAGGAAAACAAATGGGTTACGATAACACATACATTAACCAGTGCATTTTGCTCATTCGCAGATGTAATAGTTTCAGAAATAAAAGCAGCTGGATGTAAAAATCAAGAAGTGTTACATGTAGAAGTAATTACCACATTCGATCCCCCCTTTACAATGGATAGCGTATCAGAAGACGTAAGGTTTATGATGGGGTGGTAAGAGATATGTGGAAAAATAACTTAATAAAGATTGCGATTATATTAGGGCCGACCTATATCATTGCATACCTTACTGATAAAATGATCTATGTTATTCCGATGTTAGCGGTTTG